TAAATATAACATATACTCTCATGGTGAGAGTTTATGCAGTACCCACTGCGTAGCGGCTAGAACCCGCAATCAACAGGAGAAAACAAATGGGACGTCCATTAAAAATCGCAAAGGCTCAAGCAGTCATCGTTTTAACTGCTACTAATGCCTCAACAGATGTAGTCACTACATCATCAAACTTAACTAATCTTGGTATCATTGCAGGTATGCCATTCATTCCAGCAAGCAATATCGGTGGCTTAGTTGCAGGTACAACTTACTGGATTCTACAAATATTGTCAACTACAACATTTACAGTTTCAGCAACAGAGTTATCAGCAAACCCAACATATACACCAGTTGATTTATCAGGTGCAGGCCCTGTAACAGTATCAGCAACAGTTGGTTTAGTAGATGCATATTTCAACAACCCAGACGGTTCAGCAAATACTTACTCAGTAGTCGGTGGTAACACAGCACTATATGGTAATCAAGTATTAGTTGGTGTATGTATCGGTATCTCAGGTGATGGTACGATCACTTGTGCAGATGATAGTCCAAACTTAGACGGTGTTGGTACTGACTTTGCAAACACATTAACTGATGGTACAATCGTGTACACAGACGCAGGTGTGATTCTTGGTACTATCGATGACATCGCAAACGCAAATGCTACATTCGCAACTTTCGCTGCCAATGCTACAGCAAACGTAACTGATGGTGCATATATCTATGGTAACCCAGAAGCAGGTTTCATCGTTCGTCAGAAAGGTAAGCAGAAGTATCTAGTCACTGGTTCAACTAGTGGTTTGACTGCCGCTTGCTATACTGCTAACGTTGCAAACACAGCATTGTTGCCAAATACTTTCAACATCGAAGGTACATATGCAAACTCATCAACAGTATATGTTCAGTCATTGAGCGATCATACTGCTGAATTGTTTACATCAACATCAGGAACAACAGCATTGCCGAATGAGACTGCAAACATCAACAATTCAAGTCCTGCATTCTCGACATTCAATACTGCATATGCCGCTAATACATACGGTGGACAACCTTATCCTATCGTAACTATTAACAAGGCGTAATAAATCATGTCTAATGCAAGCGCAGTTAAACGTGTAGAACAAGCCGAGACTGAGATCGCGGTGCTTCAAGTCCAGTTTAGAAATCTAGACGAGAAGATTGACGAGATCAAAGTCGAGGTTAAAGACTTGCATGACTGCCTAGACAGGAACATGGATGAGACTAAAATCATTCTCAAAGAATTTCAAGAGAGTAATAAAAAGTCTCATGACGAATTAGCAGAAAAGATATCTGGTATTGAAAAGATAAAATGGATGCTAATGGGAGCGGCCGCAGTTTTAGGTGCGACCGGTGTCGAAGCAGTAAAAGCAATCTTCAGTATGGGTTGAGATTATAACAACTCAGTAAAAACGGGGCTTAAGCCCCGTTTTTATTTTGTGTGAGTGAAACTAACTTTTCTTTAACTATATCTATGTTGATGGTACTGAATAAACCCGGGTGCATGGGTTTAGGATGTTGATTCTCACCTACCCAAGCATAACCTATATGTTCATCATTCAATATAGGTATAAATTCATCATCAACTGCACAGAAAAATGTGTGATAAGTGAAAGTGTTGTTGACGAATTTCTGTATAGGAATCAATTTGGCATCTTTTGGAAAATATCTAATCTCTTCCATACACTCGCGTTCCAATCCTTCAAACAATGTTTCATCTTCCTCTACCTTACCTCCAGGCACTCCCCAACTATGGTTGGCATCGCTACGCAATAGATATAAAAATCTACCCGTATTTTTACTGTAAAAGAATAGACCTGCCGAAGTATTTTTCATAACTAGAGTATAACACTCTTTGGATCAGATTACAACACTATAATCGCCCTGATCGTACCAACCTTCATAACTCTTCATCCACTGTCCTTCTCGCTCGACATAACGATATTGTATGTTAGTGGTTAGATTGGTCACATACTCTACAGTAGTAGACGCACCGGCATCGAAACTAACGAACCAAGCACCGGTTGTAGAGTCATATTGTATGATATCATTCGCTTCTGCTACAAGATCACCCCAAGCAGTCGTAGATGTGCCCGCCATTCCTACGTCTTCTACTATCAGATATCTACGCCCATTCACTGGACCAGGCAATCCCGCATTTGGTCCTTGTAATTGAGGATTGACTACAGCATCTACTGGATTCAACGTATTTTGCGGTAATGTATCTGGATCGATGTCATATATCAACAATCGATCATCAACTGGGTCAAGAACGATTGTGCCTACAATATCATCTTCCATATATGGATTTTGTAACCATATTTGACTGATACCGGGTTTGTATGCTCCGTATACGTTCAATAAACTAGACCAATATAAATTTGTGTTAGGAGGTGTGGGGTCATTCAAGTCAGTATTAGGTGGATAGAATGCGCTGTCTTGTGGTAATAATTGTAATCTATTACCTATCAACAATAATTTATATCCATATGGTGTGATCTTTTGTCTAGTGCCCAATAACAAATCGTCATCTTGCATGTCTTGCAATGCATTTCCCTTAAAGATGCTAGCAATAATTTTATTGATGACGCCCATCTTCTTGAGTTTAGTACTAGTGCTTAACCATATAGGCATATAGAACTTCCAACTCAACACATCGATTGGATTACCTGACCCTACTGGAATGCTACGAGAACTAAATGTAAGACCATCTTGGTATACGACACTTAAACTAGTCCAGTCAACAAAGTTATCAGTGCTTTGTATCTCAAGGCTAGGATTAAAAACAGTTCCTAACTGTTCGATCAATTGCAATTTTTGATTATAATTCGTAGTCCAGAAATCAACTTGCATACGTAGTGTATAAGGTACAGGCATCAATCGTTCTACTGTGAATGCTTGTCCTTGTACTGTTTCATAACTCTGTGTCTCTGTGTTGTATGCACGTTGTCTAACGTTTACTTTTTCAATGTAGGTAGGATTTTGCATCCAACTCTGATTGTATTCTAATCCAGTTATCCAATAAGTTATAATAGGTGCGCTTGGTAATGTGCTTGCGCTATTGTTAGCGATTGCAGTTGAAACTAATCTACTTTGATCTCCGTACATTACCGGCACACGCACAAGTATGTCATTGCCGTTAGGATCTTTGCCTTTAGTCACATACCAGTTGCTGAAAATCTTAGCGAACTGTAATAAAAATCTGCGTATCTGATTGTCGTAAAAAAATTGTGCCATGTGTTACTCTTATGGTAATGGGGGTAAGTTGTCCGGTGCTAACTGTAAGATACTTGATAATGGTTGTGCTGATGGTATCAAGTTACCTGTGTTGTTGTTATATATCTCTGCTTCATTGTTGATGAATTGAGACTTCTGTGCTTGGTCGTCTGCTGTGAATCCAGTGTCTGTACGTACATTAGTTGATATACGAATCCACAATTTTCCGTCCCAGCGATATAATATCTGAGGCATATAGTCGATGCGCAAGAAGTAATCACCTACTTGAGGATTCTGCGGGAATGCAATACCTGCGCCACTTGGATATCCGTTAGGTGCAGTACCATCTCCTGATAGATAACCTGCTTCATAGCCGAAACTTCTAGGACTTGCTCGGCTGATATACTGATATGCAGGATCGCAGTCTGCACGATAATCCATCTGTGTGCTGATAGTACCAGTGAATCCTGGTTGAGTTGGATCTTGATCTGCTGTTGCATATGTGTTGTCAGCAGTACCATATGGACCAGTAACTGGACCAAGCGACATCACAGATAATACTTTACTACCTTCTAATGATCTTGAACCACTACCTTCTTTGAGTACTGTGGGAGCCTTTTCCATGACTTCCATGTTTGTCTGTACGTGGATATCCATCTTAGTGAAATCCATGTCCGCAGTCATATCCCATATGCTCTTCAATAATTCTTTACTGACTTTGATACCTGCGCTAGGATTCTTATATTTAGGATTGCGCATATACACTACAGTACCATAAGAACCTGTGTTAGGTGCTCCGCCGCTATATGTCACAACATTGATAGGAGGTGCAGGCTGATTTAGTTTGCCTGATAATGTATTATTGCTTTCATATATACCATATGTTGGAACGACATATAGGTCTTTGTTATCGTAACCTGCTTTAGGTACTATGCGTTTCGCTTCTTCAAGTTGCGCATTATTAACATCAAGATTCTTGTTGTATGTTGACAAGATATCTTTGAGATTCTGATTAGGATCAAGTTCCCAATATGTTTCATTTGGTGGATATATACCTGCAGGAACTTCTATCTTGCTGATGTAATTCTTGTCACCGTAACTTATCACATAACCCGGTGGATATACTTTAGTAGGATCCCAATCACCTAGATAATTGTCTTTGTTGATTGGCTCTTTGAGTATATTGCTAAATTCTTCACTGTCTACTAGTGGTTCACACTTGATACGCCACAAGTGAGGATACCAAGTTTGACTGAAACCTTCGCTAGCAAAGTTAGCATCGGTGATGCTATAGAAACGTTTCAATGCTACCGGTATTGATTCTTTTAATGGGTTGTAATCTAGTAAGTGAGGTAATTCTAAAACGTCACCCACCATCAATTTTCTACCAATGATATCGATCATGTCGTTATAATGAACGGCAATAAAGATGATGTCATTGTTTAAGAATAATCCAAACTGACTTAAATCAAAGTCTAGATTCTGTACGC